CCTCCTCGGCACCGCCACCACCAAGGTGCAGGAAAAGGTGCGCGAAGCGATCCGGGCGGTGGAAGACAACCTCTTGGGCGAGTCGATGATCAGCATTTACGCGCTGGTCAGCCCGGAATTCTTCGACAAGCTGATCGGCCATGCCGCAACACAGGACGCCTACAAGTTCTTTGCTGCCACCGGCGCGCAGCCCTTGCGCCAGGATGTCCGCCGCAACTTCCCTTTCGCGGGCATCCTGTTCGAGGAATATCGCGGCACCGTCACGCTTTCCACTGGCGCAGCGGAACGGCTGATCCCGGCAGGCGAGGGCGTCGCCTTCCCGATCGGCACCATCGACACCTTCACGACCTATGGCGGCCCGGCCAACCAGATCAGCCTCGCCAACACCATCGGCCTGCCGCTTTATGCGCGCCAGCTGATGGACGACAAGGACCGCTGGATCAACATCCTGACCGAAGCCTCGATCCTGCCGGTCAACAAGCGGCCCCGCACCGCAATCCGCCTGTTCAGTTCCAACTGATCGGGGGCCGCCATGACCGCCTTCGCCACCGCCATGACCGCGATTTTTGCCGACCGCAACATGGCGGTGGATGCTCTGTGGCTCTCGGGCGGGGTCGGCCCGGGCGTCGCCGTCCGGGTCATCCGCAAATCACCCGACGAAATCACGCCCTTCGGCGCTGGGCGCATCCTGTCGGAAACCACCCTGCTCGATGCGCGCGTCGCCGACATGCCAACGCCAGCGCCGGGCGACCTGATCAACATCGGGCTTGAGAGCTTCATCATCCAGGGTGCGCCGAAGCTCGACCGGGAACGGCTGATCTGGACACTCGATATGAGGCCCGCATGAAAATCGACGTGAAAATCGCCCCGGACATTGTGGCGCTGATGCGCGCCGAAGTGGCTGCGGGCCAAAAGGCGGTCTCGACCACGATGGCCCAAGCCGGTGCCGATCTGAAATCCGCCTGGCGGGGCCAGATCACCGGTGCAGGTTTGGGCCAGCGCCTCGCCAACACCATCCGGTCGCAAACTTATCCCAAGGGCCGCAACAGCCTGGACGCGGCCGCGCTCGTCTGGTCCAACGCGCCGGTGATCATCGGCGCGCATGACACCGGGCCGCTGATCCGCTCCGGAAACGGTTTCTGGCTGGCGATCCCGCTGCCCGCCGCAGGCAAGGCGCTGGGCGGCAAGCGCATCACGCCCGGTATGTGGGAGCAAAAGACAGGTCTGCGCCTGCGGTTTGTCTATCGCCGCCGGGGGCCAAGTCTGCTGGTGGCCGATGCCGTGCGGTTGAACACGCGCGGCCAAGCGGCCGTTTCAAAGTCGAAAACCGGACGTGGCCAAGTGACAGCACCGATCTTCCTGCTGGTGCGACAGGTCAAATTGCCCAAGCGGCTGGATCTGGCGAGGGATGCCGAGCGGGCGCAGGCCGCCATTCCGGGCAGCATCGTGCGCAATTGGGTCGAGGATCATCTTTGATGGCAGGTGCCGACCTCAATACCCTGCTTCACGTTGATGCCGAACAGCCAAGACTACCGCCGGTTCGCCGTCAAACTGGTAGAGAGACACATATCCGCTGTCACCGAAGGGGATGAGCCACTCGCGAAACTTTGGATCCATGTCCTCGACCGGACGCCCGACACCCGGTTGGTCCGCGAGAATCTTCATGCCCTCGCGAATGGCTTTGGCCGCGCGACGGGCTGCGTCTGGGTTCTTTTCGGCCAGGAAATGATAGAGGCGTTCAACATCCCGCAGCGCGGCGGGGGACCAGATCAGTTGTGGCATTCAGGAACAGTCGCGTCTTCGCCCGCTTCCAGCTTTGCAAGCCATGCATCGGCCTCAGCCTGTGTCACATGCTGGCCGGTCGCCTGGTATTCGGACCATGCCTGCAACCCGGCCTGGCGAAAGGCTTCCCGCTTTTCCTCGCGTTCAAGGAACTGCGAAACAGCCTCGCGCAACATCCAATGCGTCGAGCGGTCCTTGGCATCGGCGAGCCGCTTCAGGCGGTCGCGGGTGTCCTGATCCAGCTTGATCGCAACCGGGCGTATGGCGTTCATGGCATGCTCCGCACAAGTATTCAGAGGTATTACCTCTAGCACATCCACACGCGAGTCAGAAGTCACAAAGCTGAAGGGGACCAGAATTGGCCAGCAAACGCGAAGCCATCCTTGCCGCCCTGCAAGCGCGGCTGCAAACCCTGGCCACCCCGGTGCTGCGCGGGGATGTGCTGCCCGAGCGCATCCCGCCAACAGGCCTGATCATCCTGCGCGACGGCAAGCCGGGCGAGCCGGAGGTGACGCTGTCGCCGCTGACCTATTTCTACGAGCACCGGGCCGAACTGGAGGTGGTGATCCAGGCCGGGACCGGGCGCGATGCGCTGTTTGATGCGCTGACAGCGTCCATCGGCGCGGCGCTGGCTTCTGACCGCACGCTGGGCGGCCTGTGCGATTGGGTCGAGGCGGAAGCGCCCGAGCCGGTCGATCTGCCCATTGAAGGCGCTGCCGCCCTGAAAGCGGCGGCGATCACCCTGGTGCTGCACTACGCCACCGCCGACCCCCTGATCTGAATTCCCCTCATAAAAGGACACTGACATGGCACGCGCACAAGGAGCGCGGGCGCAGATGGCGCTTGCGTTCGAGACGGTTTACGGCACGCCGCCGGTTGGCGGTTTCACCCGGATGCCCTTCGCCAGCACCTCGTTGGGGTCGGAACAGCCGCTCCTGAACAGCGAGTTGCTGGGCTATGGCCGCGACCCGCTGGCCCCGATCAAGGATGCGGTGACCGCCGACGGCGACGTGGTGGTGCCGATCGACGCGGCAGGCTTCGGGTTCTGGCTGAAAGCGGCGTTCGGCGCGCCTGGCACCACCGGCGTCGGTCCTTACACGCATACCTTCCAATCGGGCAACTGGACCCTGCCGTCGATGTCGATTGAAACCGGCATGCCGGAGGTGCCACGCTTTGCGATGTATTCCGGCTGCGTGCTCGACAAGCTCGCGTGGCAAGTGCAACGCTCGGGTCTGCTGACCGCCACCGCCAGCCTGGTTGCGCAAGACGAAACCGTGGCCAGCAGCACGGCCGCAGGCACACTCGCCGCACTCACGCTGCAGCGCTTCGGGCATTTCAACGGGGCGATCACCCGCGACGCTGTAGCGTTGGGCAATATCGTCTCGGCCGACGTCGCTTATGCCAACAACCTCGACCGGATCGAGACCATCCGCAGCGACGGCCAGATCGATGGGGCTGATCCCGGCATGGCATCGCTGACCGGCAAGATCGAGGTCCGCTTTGCCGACAGCACGCTGGTTGACCAGGCGATCAACGGCGATCCCGCCGAGCTGGTGTTCAGCTACAGCCTCGGGGCCAGTGCCAGCTTCACCTTCACCGCTCATGCCGTCTATCTGCCGCGCCCCAGGATCGAGATTTCCGGCCCGAAAGGCGTGCAGGCCACCTTCGACTGGCAGGCGGCGCTGGCCGTGAGCCCGGCGCGCATGTGCACTGCCGTCCTCGTCAACAGCATCGCGAGCTACGCATGATCCGGATCAATCTCTCCCCCGAGCCGCAATGGCTCGATCTCGGCCACGGCGTGCGGCTGCAGCTTTTGCCGCTGACCACGGCGCTGATGGTGGCCGCCCGATCCGACCCTGCGGTGCGGGTGCTGGCGGCCGATGCCAGCAACGACACCCGCGCGGCGGTGTTCGCCGCAGCCCTTGCCCGCCATGCCGTAATTGGCTGGGAAGGCGTGGGTGACGCCGATGGCAACGTGCTGGAGGTATCGCCCGAAGGCATCGACGCGCTCCTGTCGCTCTGGCCGATCTTCGAGGCCTTCAACCTCCAATACGTCAGCCGCGGCATGCTGCTGGACGCCGAAAAAAACGGCTCTGCGCCCTCGCTGACTGGCACTTCAGCGGGGGCGACACCTATTGCGAGGCCTGCGGCAGCCCGTGTCCGGAATGCCCCGCGCGGCTGAACCAGCCGCTGAGCCATGACGGCTGGCAGGTCTGGGACCTGGTCGGGCGTCTGGGTGGCCAGCTGCGGGTGGCGGGTCGCGCCGTGCTGGGCTGGGACATGGGTGCGGCTTTTGCTCTCGCCCAAGCGCTGGGCCTGAACCCCATGGTGGTGGCGGAACTGCTGCCGGAATTGGAGGCGGTGATGGTCCGTCGCATCAACGAGAAGATCGGGGACTTTGATGGCTGAAAAGCGCGTATCCGTCCGCCTGGCGGCCGTGGGCGGCAAACAGGTCCGCGGTGAGCTGGAAGGTGTGGGCGACGCCGGGGTGAAGGGCTTCGGGCGTATGTCGAAAGAAGCCGAGATCGCCAACGCCCGGCTGGCGGCGTTTTCCAATCGGGTGAAGATCGCGGCAGCGGTGGCCGTCGCTGCGGCGGCTGCGGCTGGTGTTGCCATGGTCCGCTCGGGCATCGAGACAATCGACGCACAGGCAAACCTGGCGCAATCGCTGGGCACCACCACCCGCAGCATTCAGGTGCTGACGTTTGCTGGCGATCTGGCCGGGGTCTCGATGGGCGAGATCGAGCAGGCCAGCAAGAAGCTGACCACGCGTTTGTCGGAAGCCGCAGGCGGCACCGGCACAGCGGTCGATGCGTTGCAGCGGCTGCACCTGACCGCCACCGATTTGCAGGCCTTGCCGCTGGACGAGCGCATCGCCGCTATTCAGGACGCGATGACGAGGCTCATACCCCCGGCCGAGCGGGCGGCGGTGGCCTCGGCCCTGTTCGGCGACAAGGCGGCGCTTGCCTTCAGCCGGATCGACAGCGCGACGCTGCGTCAGGCATCGCAGGACATCACCGATTTTGGCGTGGTTGTGT